CCAGTTTCTGAAGTCGGCTGTGAAGTATCTCGTTTCGTTGGCTGCGGTGGTGAAGAACCTCTGCCAGCATATCTTATCTATCGACCTTGAAACAGCCGTGATGACCGATTCGATAGCTGGATCATCTTTGGTGTCACCCATGCCTTCATCATAGAAACGTTGTTTATAAACATTAAGGCTTGTATAGCCATTCGTTATTGCCATGTCTGAAACTCTTTAGTCGTATCAATTGGCTCTGCCAATACCGTGCGATGTTTCGGCATCTCATAACGGTTATATTGATCCACCAACCACCGCCAGTTCTCAGGCCACTTCGGTAAAGGCCAGAACTTATCCACCAACCATTGAAAGTCGTGCTTACGCTCATTCCATTGGTTGTACCACCAGTAGTGAAAGCACCAGTTATTAGCCGCATGGAACTCTTCATCGGTCACTCGTCCAGCGATCTCTGGCTCTGTTCGCCAGTGGCTCATCGGCTTCGACCAGTGGGCATACCATGTTTTCTTGTTCCGCATGATTTTCCCTTCCCATGGTCCGAGCTGGGTCTTTAGCCCGATTTCCTGCGGTTCTTCTCCGAACGTTCCATAACCATGTTCTGGATTCATCCCGCCAATCCTGTGCCAATGAGCGCGGTGCATAAACCACATGCTCCCCTGGTAACTCATATCCTCGGTGAGCATTTCATCAGCATGGGCAGCAGCATAAGCAGGCCACGGTCTTGCAGTAAGGCGCGGATTATATACCCGTGCAAATGGGTAGATATAAGCCATCGCATCAACATAAGGGCGGTCCGTGATTTGCCAGTTCGGTGCATCCAGCCAGTAGCGGCGCGGGATAACGATCCAGTTATCTTCACAATCAGCCTTCAGTATCGTGTCCCAATCTTCTCCGATCATGCAGTGGGCATCCGTCTTCAGGATGTACTTGCCCTTTGCCACATCAATGGCTGCATTCAGGCATGGTCGCAATCCGTAAGGTCTTGAGTTGTGGAATATCCTCAACCGCTTATCTTTTGGCAGTTTGTAATCAGGTATAACGCCATCAAGCACCAGGATGACCTCGATATCACCGGAAGCGTTATTCAAAATCTCATTCAGCGTCCTTGTGATGTAAGGCTCCACTCTTGCTGGAATTATTACGCTGACTTTTCCTCTGCTCATGGTTTCACCCAAAAGAATGAACCCGCATTTTTCAAGGTGCATTTATCAACAATAAACCAGGGTTTGATGTTGAATGCTTCTGTGTAAGCATGGACCACTTCTTTGACCTGTACCATTCCGTCTTTGCGTTTGACTTTCAGGTAATCATGCCCGGATACAATCCCGCCCGACCTGACCTTCTTTGACCAGTAGAACAAATCCTCTGCAACATAAGGAAATTCGTGATTAGCATCGATGTAAACGAAATCCAGCGAACCATCAGCGAACTTCTTTACTGCATCCATACTCAGGGAATAAACGATCTCAATTCCCTTGTATGGCTCCAGCCTTTTCATCGCATGTGCCAGGTATTCATCGAGCTGGTTCTGGTCGGTGTAATCGTTCAGCCCGGTATAAGTTGACCAGGCATCCACGCAATACAATTTCAGCCTCGGGATATTGATACTCAGCGTTATGGCATAACTGCCGCGCGCTGTGCCAATCTCCGCGCCTGTCTTGTATCCCAACTCAGCAAACAACCTGGCAAGCGTAACCCGGTCGGTACCGGGAAGCATGATGGGCATTTCCTGTGTTACATCTACCGACCATTTATCGATGATGTATTCCAGCGGCTTGGTCACGATTTGTTTCCCAGTGTTTGGGCAACTGCCCGCTGTCCACCAGCTGCGGTCACCTGTGCATCATATTCACTCATATAAGCAAGATTTTCCCTGAATATGCCGAGGCTCTTTCCCATCTCCCAGGCATGTTCATTCTTTTCTTTGATGAATATCCTGAACTGGTTTTTTGCTTCCAGTGATCCAGTTTGCATCCAGACGTTCCACACGTATTCGCATTTGCCACCAGAATGGTGCATATTCTTTTCGTGTTCTTCGCCATCGAGCTGCGCCTGTGCGCTCACCCGCTCGAACTCCTGGCGGCTGATATGGTCAGTCCTTGCGGCATATCGTTCCGCTTCGCTCATTGCACCAAAGGCTTCGCCTGTATTGATGGTTGCTGTTTCGACCGCCAGTGATAATTCACCAGCCTTCTCAAACTCGTTATCGATGATTGCTTCATCGAGTTTGTTTTTCAACTTCTCGACTGCTCGAATCTTTGTGCTGTAAATCGCCTTATGTTCCTCGAACAGTGTCAGGAAGTGTTCTTTCTCAAGCTGGAGTTCTCCCTCGTACCCATAAATGGGCTGATTGAACTCTGACTGCCAGCATTCCATTTTCAGGTTCACACCTTTACCATGAGCAAAGCCGATCCAGAAGGCATAGTTGATCGCCTGGTAATGGTACTCAGTATTGCTGCTGAGTTCGCTTCCATACAGGCTGATGTCCTTATAACCAAGATAGATCGCCAATGCTAACGCTAGAGCTGGACTTGATCTCAGATATTTGTAAGGTACTAAACTTAATACCCCTTCAAGCGGATATCGAACCGAGTTCGGCACCCTGGGGTCAGCGTCTTGCATAAAGATTCGTTTATCAGGACCATGATCCTGCTGCAACCATTTCCAGTGGTCTTTGTTTACCCAATTCGTTTCCGATGTGTAAACTTCTTCCTTATGGATTTGCAGGCTTGCATCCCATCGCTTGTAGATTTCTGGCTTCTGTGGTGCTTCGTTGAATAACCAGATTTCATAGTTTGGGTCATCATAGGGAGCGTTCTCCCGTGTATCTGGATGACTGCCTACGATTGCAAGGGGTCGCGGGGGTGGTTGATACACCCCCGCTTCCCATAAACCGGAAACTAACTCAACCGGAAACCCGTCTGGATTTGTTTCACCGGCATGGTTCATTCATTACCCTTTCACTATGCAGAAGCTGAAGCAGTAGCCGATATATGAGTGGTCTGCTTGTAGCGGGCTTCAATGAATGCAAACCCTGACACCAGGCAGGCCTCAAGATCGGCATTATCGGTCAGGACCGCCCTGACATAGCGGTAATCATTAGCCGCCAGCTCATCAGGGTCAATCTCGATCAATAGTGCCATGTTATCGCTGTCATCAGCTCCCATTCCAACACCCGTCGTATCTGCGGTGGTAATCGCGCCCCAGGTATTTGCACCAACAGCACCGGATTTGCGGTACCGGAAAGCGATTGCCGCTTCGGTTCCACCTTCGGCGGTGGCTGCCTGGATTGTGACCACGCTCTCGTCGGTTGCGGTCGTGGATGTGATTGCGCCATATTGAATCAGGAAGAACGCTTTCTGTGCATTTTTCAAGTCAACATAAGGGCAGGTGGTCGCCGTACTGGCGATGTCCTGCGGCGCAAGGAAACATACAACATTGTCATATCCTACAAATGGATTAGCCATTATTTAACTCCTTATCTCAAATTCCTACACACTGGCTGCGGTCAATACAACATAAGGCGACAGAGTGTTCCCTGCGTCAAATGGTGTTAGTGCCGAGTTCCAGAGTGGTTGTCCATCAATGCGATAAATAAAGCGGAAGGCAGTCTCATCGCTGGTGAAGTTCACATGGATGCTGGAAGCAGCCTGGATACCACCCTTGTTGATGGTCTGGTATTGGCTCAGTGATACCAGCATCAGGTCACCACTTGTCCCAAGTGCCTTTGTATATTCAACCTCGATATATGGCGCACCATACAACGAGAAGGATGGATTGCCCTGTCCACCTGCATTCATCGGGAGTAAGAATGGGAAGTTACCAACAGTAAGGTTAATCAACTGCGGGAATATGGATGGGTTTGCCAGCCAGACATAATCGCTCACGCCTGACCATCTGCGCGCCCACATGTTCGCAATATCAGCCTGGTCGATCTCGTTGGCATCAACGCGGGTCACGCTCACCAATGCCGGGGAGTTCATAAGCCCCAGCGGTTTCCCAACACCGTTCCCGTTATAGATTGCATCCTCAACCTTGAAGCGCAGTTCTTCCGGTACTGTTCTGGATAACCAGCTCTCCAATGCGACCGCATCGGCCAGAAGTTCATCGGTGGCATAGCACAAAGCCGCCACTTTCTTCAGTTTGAGTTCCATCTGACGGAATGTTGGTTTGCTGGCAGTAATTGTTCCTGCCTCTGCCATCCAGTAACCCTGAACGCCGCCGAAGCGGGAACCATCTGCACGGCTTGATTCATCAACCGCGTTATACAGCATCGAATTGGAGTTCGGTCCAATCGGGTCGCTGGCAACTCGGCGCAGTAGCTCACCAGTGTTATACATTCTCTCGATAATGCCACCCGCGATTTGTGGTGCTAAAAGATAACCACCATCCGCAGGTACATTCTCGCTCAGCCCGGTCGCCTTGAGTGGTCGCAACCGGATATCTTCATTACCAGGGTACAAGGCAGCGTTCTTGACTGCCTGGAAGTATTCCCCGGCATTCTCGAATGGCTGGTCCGCTTCGTCAGTAACCACTTTTACGTCGGTTGGCGCAGCGGGCAAAGCCTTCATCGCTTCATCGACTCCACTTTTCACAGCATTGCCGATAAGCTCTTGCAATTTTTCCTCTGTGATTTCCATTGTCTCTACCTCTAATTTTTCGTCTTTCTCTGACTTTGATTTGCCTTCTACTTCTGGTTCGATCTCGCCGTCTTGCTCCTCCGATTCATCGGCAGGAACATCCGTAGGTGTTTCCTCCATAAGTGGTTGGACTTTGATTGACTTTAACGGCAACACGCCATTCCTGGGTTCTGCCGGGGTCGGTGTTATTGATGCGTCAAGACCCAAAGGCCATGACTTAATCCACACAGCTTTTCCAGATTGCTCTCTCTCTACCAGGTGGGATGCTGTTCCTGATGACCATCCCTGTTTCCCTTCTTCAGCCATCTGATAAATAAACTTCTCGTACTCGTCACGCATGTTCAACTGGGTTTCAGCCCAAACGCCGAAGTCATCAACGTTCAGCTTGGCTTTACCCAACTTTCTTCGTTTGAGAATTGGGTCCAGACCGTGATTGTAGTAAACGGCAGATGAATCCACTTCGCCGTAATCGGTATCCTTGGTGAAGAACTCGCCTGTGACATCTGGCTCATTGTCGTTTGAAAATCGCACCAGATACCCGCCCAGCTTTCCATCACCGAGTGCCTTGACGGCATCTCCGAAATAAACCAGCTCTTCATCTTCGTTATCCTCAACATCAACGGACTTGCTTTCCTGTTCCACAACCTCTTCTTCTATTTCTTCTGGCATAAATCACCTCACAATAAAAAACGGCGACTGAAACGCAACAGCGAAGGTTCACACCTTCGTCATCACTTTTCAGTCGCCGTCAAATTCCTTGACCAACGAACTCCATCAAGCGGTAATATTCAATTGCTGAACATTATACCATAAATTATGCGCCTATTGCGCGCTTCACCGCCTCGTAAACATATTCCTGGACGCGCTTTGTCTCTTCCTCGGCAACGGTGGAGATGGACTTCCACCCGATGGCTGCCATGTGCTTCGCCTGCCTCGATCCCTTTGCGCCTTCCTTTGGTCCTTGAACAAATACCGCATAACTGGCATTGTTCCCGACTATTGCCTCGAACTTGCTGGCATCATATTTTGAGGTCCACTTCTGACCGAGCTGCTCTGATGTCTGCTTGCCTCCACCGCTCTTGTATCGGATACCCCACCCGCGCTGATACCAACGCCCAGATGGATTGTTCGGATTATTGGCGATGGTCTGCGGAGGATATATCGCCACCTTGCCCTTGAGATAAAGCGCAGCCGCCTTCATCCCCGCGTGGACCTTGGTCATCTTCCCCAGGTCATCCAGCTTGCGTATAAGCTCGTCAAGCCCTTCGATCTCTATCGTCGCGCCTTCAGGCATTGAGCGTCCTTCTTTGTTGTAGTAATTGCATATACATTTTCAAAGTAGTTCTAATCTCGCTTGATGATATTGGATTGATAATCAATCT